ATAAGGCATTGGAGCATCTTTGCCAGTATATTCTGTGGCAAGTAATTTACATCCATGATCCTCAAAATATTGTTTGACACACTCAAAGGAATGTTTATTTAATTGGCTTAGCCTCCTATTGCTGCATTTTTTACACCTTTGACCTTGTTGCAAATTATAGAATCTAATTTTTGATTCATTACCACATTCACAAATATAAGGCATGGAAGTACCACTGTTTTTATATTCCGTAGCAAGAAGTGTACATCCACGATCTTCAAAGTATTTTTTTACATATTCAAGGGAGTGTTTTTGTGATTTGACCATCTTTTTAGTGCCGCACTCTCTGCACCTATGACCTGCCTTAAAATTACTAAAACGAATTTTTGATTCATTACCACACTCACAAATATAAGGCATTGGTGTACTCGTGTCGATATATTCGTGTTTCTCAACAAGAAGTGTACACCCTTGGTTTATGAAATGTTGTCTCATTTCTTCAAAAGATGTTCTGCGTGCAAGACCACTCTTTTCAATTCCACAGAGTTTACACCTTTTCCCATGTTGAAAATTGTTGAAATTGATTTCTGATTTATTGCCACATTCACAAATGTAAGGCATTGAAACATTAGCATTAATATATTCCACAGCAAGAAGTTCACATCCATGATTCTCAAAATATTTTTTTACATATTCAAAAGTTAATTTTTTCAAAATCCACACTTGCCTCACTATATAAATTATGGTAAAATACGCCAAAAGGAGAAATTACCATGTATTTACAAGAACTGAACGGTATTCTACCCGCTCAAAAAGTAAAAATCAAGTATGACTGCAATGGTGGATTTGAACGTTGTGGTCAAGAGTGGGAGCTTAAATTAAAGGATGCTCAAAAGAATTTTAAGAAGAATGAAGGAAAACACATTTGTCGAAAGTGTACGCTACGACAAAAAAATCCGATGTTCGACAAAAAGAACGTTGAAAAGATCAAAAAGACTAATTTAGAAAGGTATGGAACTGAACACCCGCTAAATTCTGAAGAACACATCCAAGAACGCCGGGAACAACTCAAAGATCCAGAATTCAAGAAGAAATGGTTGGCAAAACACCGGCAAACATCACTTGAGAAGTATGGTGTCGAACACCATATGAAGAGTGAAGTCTCAAAAGAAAATCAAAGAAAATCAATGAGAGAGAAGTATGGTGTAGATTACCCATATCAATCCGAAGAGATTATGGCCAAAATGAAAAAACGTAATTTGGAAAAGTATGGAGTAGAAAATGCAGCATCTCGACCAGAAGTTCAAATTAAAATGGCAAAGACGAGATTAGAAAAATATGGAGTAGAGCATTATAATCAATTACCAGAAATGAGAGAATATTTAAGAGAACACTGTACAGAATGGCTGGCTGAAAGTTATAAAAATCCGTGGGCCAAAGGAATTACGAGGCCAGAGGAATGGAATCAGAAACAGAGGGAAACGGTTGCTAAACTTATTACCGAAGGCAATTGGCCAGGAGGATTTGTGTCTAATTGTCGAGGAAGATATAAAGCAAAAAAATGTAAAAAAGAAAACCCTCGGTTTCTATCTGGTTTAGAATTGCAAATGCACTTTTTTTTAGACAATCATCCAGATGTAGAATGGTATAATTATGAGTCTTTTGCTATTCCCTATTTAGATCAAGATGGCAAACAGCATCTATACTTTCCTGACTTTTTAGTTAAATATAAAAATGATCCATTAGAACACATTATTGAGACTAAAACATGGAAAGATAAGGATTCAATTACTGTGAAGTTAAAACATGACGCAGCAGTTGATTATGCAAATGAACGGAGCATGACATATACAATTTTATTTGATGAAGATGTGCAAGAATTGGGAATAGATTTAGAAAGTGTTAAAAATTTACCAGTAGTTGAATTATATTAAAAAAAGAACCCCAGCATTTTGCTGAGGTTCTTATTATTTATCGTCGTAAGTCCTTGTCTAGCAAGGAGTTCCGTCAAATCACAAAATTGGCAATCGAGAGGCGTGCGTAGAATTTAGCACCTTCTCTCAAAAGTTTTTTACCATATCTCGTTAAAATACCTTTTCTTGGGCAAAAATTCTCTGGGTCCAGAACCACTGGGGTCTGTGTCAGGGGGACGTATGGTAGGTAAAAATACCCAGCATCCATATAACTGTCGCCCTTGTAACCCATTAAAATCTGCCCTTGCGGGAAGAGCGGATCTTTGTATAATCTCCAGCGAGAATTTACTGTTCCGACGTATTGAATACCCAAGGAACTTGTGAATGTCTCGGAAGGAGCGGGTGCGAAACCAGCAGTTGCGGTTTCAAAAATGGAGGCTACTTCAGGAGAAGTTACCAACCAGTTGCAACCACCACGCAGAGTTTTACGGTGAACAACATTTGAAACTTCTACGACCTTGACATACAAGGATTCGTATTTTTCTTTAATTGTGTCACCAAGCGCGGTATTGAAATCCCAGGAGGAAATTGTGCCAGCGTTGTTTCTCAGGTCAGTGAGAACTTCACGGTCGATTTCCAAGTTAATTTCCTGAGCCAAGATAGCAGTTAATTCTGCTTCGGCGTCAAGATTGTGCTGAGATCGCAGGTCTTGCTGAGCTTCGTAGCTCCAAACGGCCTTCAATTTACGAGTCTTGGCTGCAACTTCTTCGGATTCGATAACCATGTTGATCTCAGGAAGATCAGGGTTACATTCCATGTTGTACTCATAATTTACAAGCACATAGTTTTCGCCAGGACCAGCCCCGCCACCACCAGTGTCAGACCACTGGACAACAACTTCACCCGTTGTAAGGTCCATTGAGGAACCTGTAGCAACTGGGGTATAGTCGGGGGAGCCAATTGTTGTAAATGTAAACGCACCATTTTCACCAACACCAAAAGTAGCGACTGCGGTTGTGCCATCAAAGACGGTACCTGTCATGCTACCAGCGAGGATTGGGGTGTGTTCAAGCGGAGCATAAACACTAACCATATCCAAGCCATCATCCTGAGAGCTAGTCTCGTTCTGGATGAACTGGTGGGAGTAGTAAATATCCAAGTTTGCATCACCAGATGCCAACTGTTGGAGGGTGTTTACATCGTCATCTGGATAGCCAGCGTTATTATCAGCACCACGGGTGGCACCTTTATTGCTGGAGTATCTAAATCTCAGGTAGTAAACCAAACCAGTTGGGCCAAGTAGCGGTTGAACGGAAACAATTTTATTTGCGATCAACTGCGGATAAATTCTACGGACCAACGGAATAGAAATTCTTTTGAACTGGGCGATGTCGCCAGTATCAGTAGAGACTTCGTTGAACAATCTCTGGTTTTCCAGAAGAACAGCAGTGCAAGAGCGGGTATAGTCATCATCTAAATCGCCTTTGACGCTCTTCAGCAAACCTGTTTTGTTCCAGAAGCCTTCGCATTCTTTTGCTTCGTTAAGAAGCCTTGAATTGCCACTAAACATATTTAATATCTCACTTATTTGCTAAGAAGAAATCATTTACTAATGCCAGCCAACTTTTGGGCAAGCTCTAGATCCATGTCAAAGTCTTCATTTAATTTTTGTTGATCATCTTCGTTTACGGCAGGTACTTCCGGTTCTCCACCTTCGCTGATAATCTTTTCGTCGTTTTCAAGAACGACCTGTCCTCTCCCCGTTGCATTCGCTGCCTGTTCAACTCTTTCTTTCTGTTCATTTAGCGTACGTGTATCCCGAAGGAGTCCCGCCGCCTCATTTAACTGTGATTGCATCTTGGTGTTTTCAGTTGAAAGGCGAATATTTCGACCTTCCATCATCTTCACCTGTGCTTTAAGTTTCTCAGCCTCAGACTGAGATTCTTCTAACTTTTTGCCAGTGGCAAATTGTATGTCTTCCTCAGATAAGTAATCTGATGTTAAATCTACAATCTTATCGAGAACAACTTTATGCTCGGCCATCAACGGATCGTTGGTAGCGTCTCTGTATGCTTGTTCGTAAATTTCTCGACCCTTAAGTTGCAGGAATTGATCAACTTTCTCTACGATATAAGTCTTCATATCGTTGAGTTTGCTTTCATATTCCTCATACATTGTGGATTCTATATCACTGTTTTTACCGCGTTCTTCGAGAATCATCTTGTAGGCTTCTTCATATTGTTCCTCAAGCATACCCTCGAATTCTTCGCGCATAGCTTCTTGTCTGTTTTGTTGTTCTTGAATGACTGCCCAAGCCTCACGGTAGCCTTCTTCAGCTACTTTTTCAGCTTCAGCAAGTTCTTTCGACAACTGCGTATATGCCTCATCCAAGTTCTTCTGGTATTCTGCCTCAAGTTCTTTTTTGGACTCATCTAGCATTTCTTGGACAGCAGAAGCTACGTCCTTTACTTGATCTTCCGGTAGAACTTTTTTAAGAGCTTCTTGTATCTTATCCATCGAATAACCTCGCTTTAAGTTCGGAAGTTTTGTCTTTAATAACGCCACCTAGAACGGCTACTAACATATTACTGTTATGTATGCTCGTAGCCTCATTTTTGGCAGTGTTATTATCATAATTTTGTGGCTGGACGGCTTCACGTTTAGGGCCGTTAGTCACTCGTTGCTGAAACGCGGCATAGGTTGACGGGTCTGCTACAGCATCAAAAGTGATTAATTTATAGCTTTCACCGATAACGAGAATACCTTCCTCGTTGACTTTGCCGTTTCCAACGCCTCTTGAACTGATACCTACTCTGATACCATCTTCGATGAGACTTTTTAACACTTTACCGCATGGTGTATTCAGGATTAATCCTTCACCCATGAGGTTGTTATTGTCCCACCACAAATTAGTAATGGCATGAGCAGCATCTTTAAAGTGAATAATACTATCAGTTGGGTGATCTAACTCGCCAACCAAACCTTTAGATTTCACCGTCTCATTAAGCCTTTTGATGTTCTCATCCAACACACTAAAAGGGTACATTCGCTTGTTTTTGTTGACCGCCTCGGCTTCTTGGAATTTACCTTTAAACGTCAGTAAACTCTTTCCGCCTGATGAGGAGGTGGCCTCATTTAACTCACATTCGTTGAGCAAGAAGCCGACATTTTCGACAAGAAGTGCATCTTTGTACTCCATGCCTGGAACGGAGTCATGCTCAACTAATAGTTGAAAATCGTTCATAAACCGCTCCTTTATTTGTCGATTACTAAATCTTGCTCTTTACCTTTATTCATCTTATATGTTTCAGGCGTTTCCGCTTGTGGAACATACGGATTTTGCAGGCTCGGCCAAGTATCAGAATTCTGAACTTGGGTCAAACCAGAATCGGAAGTCTTATCAACACCCGGCTCACCCTTCATGGTGAAGTCACCATAAGGTTGTGGAACATAAGGGTTATTCAAGGATGGGAATGTATCGGGTCCACCGACATTAGCCCAAGACTTGCTTCGCATTTGGTCAGCAAGACCACCTTTATAATTCTTACCATCACTTACCGGAGCCACGTCGCCCCAATCACCTGAGAAATCGCCCTTTGGTGAGTAACCAGTTGCAGCATTTTGTGCCATTCTTGGGTGATCTCCACTTACGGTTTGATGCGTGCTGTTTGAAGGAGACCAAGGCTTGGTTTCAAGATTAGTTTCAATTAAAACTTGAACCCATTCTGCGATTTCCTCAGCCAATGCAATATCAGGTGTCATTTGGCCTTCGCAAATAGCGTGTAGGTCTCGCATGAAACCTTCAGCCTGTTCACCAACGACTTCATCGCCACTACGTCGTGCAGTTTGATAAATCTCGCCAACAGCAGTATAAAGATCATAAAATGCTTGCATTTCAAGAGATGTGGCTTCATCAATGTAAGGATAGAAACCTTCGACTGTCTCTTGGAAACAATCAAAACCATCACACTCTGGGTTCTTAGCGATTTTAAGAATCTTCTCTACTTTGTCCTTATGAACATCAAAGGCGGTCCTAAGAATACCTTCGGCCATAAAAGTGCAAACCTGATCGTCATAATTCTTGACGTTTGCGGATTCTAATGCTTCACCAAGCATTGCTGAAAGTTCACTTTGAGACAAGTAAATTACACTCGGCCATTGAGTTACAATGTTTTCCAGCGTCTCTTGTAGAGCGTTGGAATCATTAAAAGCATTTTGTCTCTTTAAGTGAGCAACTGCGGAGCAGAATTCTGTGTTTTCGCCTAGACTCTTGCTGGCTGCACGATGATAGGTTAATTCGTGGGTAAGTGTGTTATACTTAAGTTTTAGAATTTTACCTTCATTTCTGACTGATGTTCTGGGAATACGAAGTGCTGATACATTACCGCCGTCATCATAACGAGCATTACACTCATCAAGAGTTGGTCCCAAATGTCGGTAATCGACATAACGAAGGACGTTTTCACTGATGCCCATTAAAGCATTAGCTGTGTCCTCTTTGACCACGGCTCGATAGCCCTTTGGAAGTTTGTGGCTTTTATTCCACCTTTTAAGGACTGCACCACGTCGTTTTCTCTCAGGACGATTTTTTCGTCTGTTCGCCGTCCTGTGACCTTTCTTAGAGCGAGACGCTTGACCGGGGCGATGTCGTCCAGGTCTAACTCTCACTTTCATCACCTTCATTTCATTGAAGGTTCTTCGCACGAAAGGCAGATCAATATATTCTTCAAATATAGCATTTGCCTTTTCTTCTTCGCCTTCTAACAACTCATCAACCATTTTCCCAAGGATACCCTTGGCATTGTCTCTTTCTTGGGATTCATCCACCACCAACTCTTCAATATTTTCAAGAGTTAGAGCTTCTTTATCCATTTGATAAGTTGCGTGAACGTATGTTTCATCTTGTGTTTCGTAGAGAACAGTCGAGTCGCTTAGACAGTGCATCTTTACATCTTTGCCTAGAGCGTGAGAAACGACATCCTCAGCCTCAGCAAGTTCATATTCCGCAGTTGTCAGCGAACCCTGTTCCAGTTTGTTAAACACGTCAAAATCAATTAATTTGCGCTTCATAATTATTTGACTCCTTAAGCCGATGTAATTTGCTCGCTTGTTCTGTATATATTAGGGTGGCTATTATTTTTGGGCTAAACATTGAAAATAGCGCCACACTTTGGATACATAGCCCATAGTCTATAGTTATCCTCATAGGACCAAAAATGAGAACATTTAAAGAGTTTACAGACGCTAAAGACCAGGCATCAACAGAGATTACACCCCCAGAAGGTGAAGATAATACCGCAAATGATGCAATGCATCACCTGGACAGAGCAATTAAAAAAGCTGTCCAAATTGATCCAATAAAATTAGCAAGTCTTATCGAACGAGAGTTCCACGATCAAGAAATTGAAGACGCTATAATGCAATTTAAAAATAACAAAGGATCTATTAAGAGGCCCCGTGATGACGGATTAGGGGATTTAGGTGATGATTCAGTCAAATTTGGGAATGAACACCCAGATGCATCATCTTCAGGTATGGAGGATGGTGGGGAATAATCAGAAGGGCACTTCGTCGTGGTCTTCTTGCGCACGTCTTGCTGCCGAAGCGGCCTTTTTGGCTTTGCGCCAAGGTCGCTTTTTAGTTGGCATTTTTCCGCCTACAAGCGTGGGTTCTGGTGGCTCATAATCTCCCCATCTATCTGTTTCTGAATCCAACATTGCTTGATAATCTGAATATGGGTTACTGCCTTCCCAAACAGGATCAATTAAAACCAAATCCCCATTATTTCTTTTCATAATATTTTCAGGATGCATGTCTAAAGCACACTCTTTTACACCTTGACACACTAAAGCAAGCCCCTCATAAAGAGTTTTTATCTTGGGGTTTCTCTTGAATACATCAAATAAATCCTGATACCTTTTTACCTTAACAGTTTGTGGCTGTGCCCCATTTCTTCTTTCTTTAAAACTGGGACGAATCACCTGTTCAACTTCAGCATCTCCCACGCCTCTTTTTACAGCGTCAACATATGAAAGACCCTCTGGATACCAGTCTATGATGATTTTTGCCAATTGTGCATCAACTGGTTGTAGCAACTCTATTCTGGCGATGTAAGTTGTTGCTTCCTCTGGTGTTCGTTTATAAAATGGAACAACTTTTTGAGGCGGGCCAAAGAGTTTCGGGAATGCAGAGTGAGATGTCTTGTAAGCAAATCTTGCAAACCTTAAATAGTTCACATCATGGAACATCTTTAATACATACGGCCATCTAGGGTGGCTAAAAACAGAGGCGTGTCTACCACCGCCAGCGTATTCTCCACCACTTGCCTCAAATTCCTTCATTAATTGATCCCAGGTTTTGTTGCGATGTTCAGGATTTAACAAAAAATCTGAAACCGTATCAAAATCCTCTGTTATGAAGAATTCGGCAAATCCCTGCATTACATTTCACCCCAGTCAATGTCCTCCACGTCTTGCTCTCGACCGTAATCCAAGATTTCAAGATCATACTTCTTAATATCATCTTCACCCGCGTCAGCAATTGCTGAAGCAGCAGCACCGCCTTGTGGTTGTTGTGGTTGTGCTTCGCCTTGCGGTGGGCCACCGCCGCCTTCAGGAGCCGGTAGTCCAGGTGGTTGCTGTTGTTGTTGTTCGTCACCCAACATTGGATTAGGACCACCTTCTTTTGCTCCAACTTCTTGTTCGGGAGGCTGTTGTGGTGCAACACCTAGAAGAATTGGATTTTGTGCCAAAACTTGAATCTTTAAATCCTCAAGTTTCTGAATTTTCAGACGAGCCAATTTCTCTTCAGCTTCTTCTGGCGTCATCTTCATCCAATCCACCATAATGTCGTAATCTGAAAAGAGTTGCGCCCCTTTTAAGTTGGTGGCATTTGCAATCCTATTAGTCACCACTTCGGCACGACTTAACTCTTTCCAATCAGAGGGCGGGGTTAAATTAATTAGCAAGTCTTCATAAGTCTCTTCGGGGAAGCCTCGCAGTTTAAGGTGTCTATCACAGATTTCCCAGATACCATCTTCAACAGATTGTTGCAGTCTTTCGATGTGTCGAGCAAATTTAACATCTTGTGCAGACAGGGTGATTCTGGTTGCGTTTGGGTCTTCATTGCTGAAGTAGTTTTTGGGGAAGTTCATGGCAGTAAACAGTTTGTTGCGGAAGTAAACTGCGTCGTCAATTTCACCCAAGTTCTGAGCACCCGGCAAGGTCTCAATTCTAGTATTGGATTGCGCACGAATGGGAATCCAGTAATCTTCATCTGCTGCTGGTGGGTGCCATCTTTCCTCTACTTGAGATGCCCCTGGCAGACCTGTCCTAGTGGATGCTACCTTTTTCTTTCTAAATTGGTCTTTAAGTCTCTCAATGAACGCTTCAGCTTTGAACGGAGGCAAAGAACCCACATCGACATAAAACACACGTCGCTCAGGAGCGCGTGTAAGTCGATAGACCACCATAGCATCTTCCATTAACCTCAATTGATGGGCAGGACCACGGGCTGCTTCGACCAAACTAACTCCATACGGGTAATAGGTTTTTCTATCGTCCCCAATTCTGACATGGACTATTTGTTCGGGAGCAAAACGAATGGCGGTAGATTGCCTTAATTCTTGCTCAGTAGCCTGCGTTACAGGCGAGCGCGTGAGAGATTCTGTATCAGGACCATCTTTAGACTGTTGAAATTCAATGAGGCGTCCTTTTGTCGTTTCAATACGAAATACAGACTCCGGTGGAAGCATGTTTACTTTTAATACTCCGCTTTTAGGGTCTTCCATATTCGTACAGAGTTCGCCAAACCAATCGCCAAAGATATAGAGGTTTTTAATCCAGTTCCACATACGCCGATCAAGATTAATCATTTTGCGATGGAACAGAAGAAACTCTAGCTCTTTCAACACTTCTTTGTTTGAGACTCGAATCTCACATACGTGGTCATCGTCATTCTTTTGGCAGTTGTGGAAAACAACCGTCTCACCGCAGAAGTTTTCATGGTCTTTTACCGACAAGTCGTAGACCTTCATTTCTTTCCACGGCATCACGCCTACAACACGACGATTGCCACCATTGGCCGTTTTTTTAGCCAGTTGATGAATTTCCTTGTAAGAAAGACCATACTTGTGCATCCAAGATTCCAAAGTCTTCCATTGGTGTCCCAGTTCTTTTGATATTTGCTGAGTTGTTAGTCCACCACTAATAAGACGAGTGATTTTATTTACGACTTGTTCTTTGTCGTCTACCTTACCAGTTCGCCACTCATTGATGAATTGTCGTTCATGTTTCCACCCATCAGTTTTTGTGTGGACTCTGGGGAAATGACCAGTTTTTGTCTTAGTAAGATTGTGATTAGCTGGCACCCTGTAAAATGGCATAAGTTCATAGCCATGTCTTATGTCGCCCGCTTCAATCCATTCCCCATCAGCCGTTAATACCCTGTGGTCAAGGGTGGATATGAAATATGTGCCATCGTCTAATAAAATCTTAACCGTTTGGTCAGTTTTCACATAACGAGGATCATAAGCCCAACCCAAAGTGTAATCATTTTTCTCGAAATCCCAACAATAAACCAAGAACTCTTCGGTCTTGTTTTCTGCCAGCCATTCGATACTTTTAAGTCCATCGAAAAGAGTATTGATAAGAGTATCACCAGCTAAACAGGACTCATCAGCAAAGACGGTCATTGCCGTCTCAATTTCTGCTACGTTCCTTAGCCTTTCATATTCTTTATATCTACTTTGTCGATTGGTGACGGAAGACAAGTCAATGAAGTCATTGGTGTCACGCAGTCGAATCATACCTCGACCGCCACCCCAGAAACTTCCGTCTTGTCGTATGTCCGGTATCGCGTCAGGTTGACTGATACCTGCACCTGTTAAAGGAGCGTCGTCATCTTTTTGCGATAAAGGATCTTTGGTCCCCAACGCATACTGCCACAGTTTAAAATAATCCCACCAGTTAGCCATTTTTTACCTCAATAATCCTACACTATACTATTTTGTACAATGTAGCTACTCCTTTATATAGTAATTTTTGGCAATGAATTAGACTGGGATATATGAAACACGTCTTGTTTTTAATCAGTCATATTGGGTCCGGTTCCGATTTCTTATTTGACATTTTAAATAATAATCCTCGAATTCAAGGCTACCGAGTGCCTGTAATTTATGACAATTACCCAATAGTTGAGCAATTAACAACGCTCCCACATAAAACAAACAACACAGCCTCTATTTGGATGGATGAGTTGTTGTTCAACTATTCGTTGGGCGATCCGCGCATGTATGACTTGTTTTCTTTCATATTCCTTGTCAGAGAAGCCAAACCTTCATTAAACGCCATCGTATCTGCTGGATATTCTCAACGAGGCGCAATGTATTATTACAAATATCGACTCAGAAGAATGTGTGAAATAGCCAAGAGAACAGCAAACGCTGTGGCTTTGACGTGGGAAGATATGACATCAGGCAAGGGCTTGCCATTAATTGAGAACTACTTGAAGTTGAAGGTGCCCCTTAAATTAAAAGAACGAGATTGGGATTACAAAAATATCGTAGAGACTCAATATGTTGATGAGGCTCAACAATCATACGAAAGACACCTGTGGTTTCTAAAACAGTTTAATCTCGTAAGAGTGTAGGACCATCTGCTTTAAATTGATCAAGCTCATCTTTGAGAACGTCCGTTGCTGACTGAGTTGCTGGCTTCACCTTCATGTTCTCAAGTTTTTTCTTTTCATCTGCAATCATGTTGTCGATATTATGCATGGCCGCACTTAATTGTTCGACCGACATCTGTTGATTCTCTTGAGCCGTTGGTTGACTTATTTGAGCAGCCTCATTTGCTCGACCTTGTATTTTAGCTATGTTTTCGTTCATCTTCATTCGTCTCACTCTTTTGTTCTCAACCTTTTCCAATGAAGAAAGTGCCCAATTCAAATATGTGCGAGCTTCACTTAAAGCAAAGTCGCTAGGCATGTTGTTGATTGCCTGGACAATTAAACCTTTTACTTGACCTGTATTATTCTTCATTCCAAACCTCTGACGATTTTTGTATCATGTCTCTCGTTATTAGCAGTTTCTTAGAGCAGCCTATAAACTTCTCAGTTTTGTAAGCGAATACCCAGCCTTCTGGTAATTCCAACCCGGCGTAGAATCTACAGTTTTCGTAAGGATTAGTTTTATCTATTATTTCTTGTGGTATATTATCGTAGTGTGTTCCGTCATCATAGTGAGTTCTTTGAATGTGTTTTTTGCATTTCAGTGGATAAGTTATAAAATAGTCGCCATGAGTGGCAGCATATTGGATAGGGTTGTAGTATGAAATAAATTGATGGGTAAACCAAATCAATCCTTGCTCACCTTTGTTGGGATCAAGAATGAGGCGATCCCCCTCTTGCTGCAATTCATGCCGAGAACCCCGATACAAAGTTAGTGTGTACGGGATAACTTTAGGAGGATCTTGCCTCAATTCCTTGGGTCTTGGTTTATTCTTATCGACTCCAAACATGTCTTCAAAGTCGATAGCTTCTAGCCACTGTTTAAATCTCATTACCATCCAAATTCTTTTAGTAATCTGTCATATCTTCTTTTTACATTAAACACGACACCTGGAGTAACATCTTCCTTGTAGAGTTCAAAGAAATCTTCTTCCTCCTCTACCCAGTTTTCTGGGGCACCATCCCTGATTTCTTTTTTGATCTCTTCATAAATCTCTGATTTAAACACATCCATTACTTCTTTTGGCACATCTGCACCAACAGGAATATCCTTCATAATTTGATTTCTTATGTAAATCGCAATTGCAATCGCCATAATGGCATCATCATGTTTCCCTGATGATGCTTCTGCTTTTTTTCTTGAAGCATTATAAATGAATGTTTTAAGTTCGTGTACTAATCGAGGGCTGTTGATTTTAATTCCGCCCCGTAATAACTGGTGTTGCAGTGATTCCAATACCATTGGTCTCAATATTTGGGTAGTTTTAATGCCTATTGCATTCTTTTTCCCTGGTTCCATATACAGGTTTTCATACATCATAGTGTCTCTCAAACCTGCAATAACAGCGCCACCGGAAGGAGCGTTGTTTTCCACTACCACCTTGCAACTATTAAAGTAAATGCCAACTTCGTTAATCACTTGGCAAAAAATATGAGGCGGAATTCGGTTGCTATAAAACTCAGCAACTTGTTCCATAGTGGCATCATCTAAAATCTGAAAACTACTATTATCACCATCATTGCCAACCCCATCAGCAGAATCAACAGCCATTGTGTATTCATGGCCATCAACTGGTTCTTTCCAAATCCACAATGCGCCTCGTTCTGATATAAAATCTTCTATATCTTCATGTTCATTGCACCATTCGGGGAATTTAACTCTTAGTGGTTCTCTTTTAGACACTTCTTTGTCTAGTTCTGCGATTACTTTACCGGGGATATAAGTTTCACCAGAACCTAGAAAGGAGCGCATTACTTCTTGCGCCCACCCTTTCTCTCCTAGCTGGACACGTTGATCTTCTACCCATTTGGGGTCATTATAATCTGGGTGTTCCCAGTAATCTAATTCGATAATATGCCATCTGTTTTTGCCAGCTTCGGCTCTATAATAAGTTTCTTGATACCAGTTACCGAGACCATTAACCGTGGAAATAGCGATACAATTACCACCAGTAGAAAGTGTCGGATACATAGCTTTCCAGTGTTTGTCCATATCTGGAATGTGCGCGGCTTCGTCCAAAATCATATAAGTTAATGCTTTGGAACGAGCAGCTTCAGGGCCTTGGAATTCAATTTGACCACCAGTAGTAACGAATTGTTTTACGTGGTCATTATCTTTGCCCATTTCAGGCTTCATCCATGTGGGAAGCCAATCAATAGCACGACCAATCATACCAGCAGAAGTCATAGCTTCACGGTCAGTTTTCGACATAACCATCAGAGCTTGATCTCTGCGGTACATGCATCTCCATAAACCCCAAATAGCAGTTACGGTTGTCAATCCAGCTTGACGCATTTTGGAGATGATATTAAATCGGTGATTGTCATACTCATCAATAACTCGCCTTTGATAATTATAAAGAATGAATGGCACTAAACCACGTTTCGGGTGGAAAATCTTAACGTATCGGTGGGTAAAATATGGGAAACTGTGAATACATTTCACGATTTCCTCTTGTTGCCTTGCTAATTTCCACTGTTGCACTTCTAGCGAATCCTTTTGACGATCCACCGTCCATTCTTCCGGTTCTTCATCAGGATCTATCGTTAGTTCTTCTTTTGTAAATGTAAAATATGGGAATTCTTTGCCTGCGTAAGGTCCAGCAGTGATTGGCCTTAAGGTCACAGGGTCAAGAATCTTATACATTTTAGAAGAATACACATCTTGGTAGTATTCTTCTAAAGAAGCATAGCTCCCCCTCCATAGAGAATTTTCCACGTCATATTCCTTGTTTAAATAATAATTTCTCAT